TGGTGATTCATATTCTACTACCTTTCTGAGGCATGGCCTCTGGTGTTGAGTAATAGGCCCCGTACAGCTGCCTCCCTCAAATCATGGACAAATATCTTGTCCCGACAAGAGGGCATCGCCAGCTAGATACAACGCGTCGACAAGTATGACGGTGACCACCACCAACTTCTTGGTGATGATGTGATCCGTCTGCATGTCCATACGTCTACGGCCGAACGTCTTAGCGACAGGATTGTCGTTAGTTTCGTTTGACCGATTCTTCCAACCGGATTTCGGGCCACGAATGTGGACACCGTCATCCGAATCCGGAAGAGTACTAGCTACGTCGTCAGTAGTCGACCGACGCGCCCTTTGGTACTCATATTGAGTCCTAAGGCGGTCAGCACGGCTACGCACCTTACTCCGAAGGTTGCGAAAATCTGATCTTGCGATCAGCTCTCGCCACCCAGGAGCTTGGTGATGGCGGCGTTCGAAGTGGCGGTCAGGTTGGTGTTGTAGCCAACCCAGATCGCCAGCGCCTCTGCGTTCGTAAACCCAGCGGGCGGAAGGTCGAAAACCGTATACACGGACATTCCGACCTTCACGTTCTCACTGGGCTTGAACGGATCGGCGGTGAGCTTCGAGACGTCGAGCCGAGCCATCCTGCGAATCCGCTTCCCATAGTCATGGGAGGCGGTAAGCACGATGAGTCCGTCCGCACTCGTGTACTTAGACGAGTCCTCGTCCACGCTGGTGCGTGGGAGGGCCGTCGTGGCACCTGAGATAGTGACGGAGTTCGGATCGGGCAGTGACATGGGCATCTCTCCTAGGAGCTAAGTTGGCTCCCGTTGGCGTTAGACGACAGGTACTACGGCCCTTACTTCCTACGGGTAATACCCAAGGCAGCAAGGATGGAGTGTTGGAGGACCGAAAGGCCCTCCCACTTAACTCCGAACCCGAATGGGTTAGCCTTCCGACGCAGCTTGGTTTCAGTAACCAGTGTTACGGCGGAATCGCAACGCATCCCTTTCATAAGATCGGGGCGCGCACGCGTGTACGTATGCTTCACCACGGAATGTTCCATGATGTAGCCGTACGGCATAACCAGACCGTCTTCTAGGAAATCGTTTACGTTGGAGATAACATCTCCCGCGTTCGAAAACCAGTCAACGGCCCAGCTCCAGGGCGCTAGATTCCAAATGGTCTCGAGATCGAGATCTAGTCCAAGAATTTCTTTGGCTAGAAGCGCAGTCACATCCATCTCGTTGCGGGCATCATACCCGCGCGGAAGATAGTAGACGAACGCTCCAGAAAACCACCGATTGATTTCGGTAGTTTTCAGAATCTCTAACCTCTCACGTTCAATGAGAGGTATACTAGTGTTGGCGAGGTTGTACTGCGGACCTCCGTAGTACGGCTCGCTAGAGCCATACCCACTAGTAAGCGTCATGGTTTTAATTGGTGGGAACTTGTAGCGACGACGAACAACGGAACCGGCGTCTTTCTCATATTGAGCGAGAAGCCGTCCAGCTTCGGTAACCTGATAGGCGAAGGTGCCAATTTCTTGGCCCAACGGCTTCAGACCGAACTGATAGTTCAGATGCTCGTCAGCGAGGCCTTTTAAGTCCTCGGTACGGCGCTGCCAGGATTGTGTGACTAGCTTGGGAATTCCCTCGCGAATCAACTCTCCTAAAGCAACGCCGATGTTCGCTGCAGAGTTTGTAGGCTTACACCTCGCAACTGCCGTAGCCCCGAGCTGATCAAGCGCGGAGTCCGACGAATGAATACTTGTCGGAAACGGAAAGTTAACGGGATCGATGGCCCAGACGTTTCCGGTGTACTTAACCCTTTGGGCAGTACACCCGTCTGTAAAGAACTCACCTGAATCCATAGTGCCGTAGGATGGATATCCTTCGACATAGGACCGGGTGGTCTTAAAATCGCCACCGATATCCGAGATGGTATCTGCAGTAGGATGTTTAATCCTCCGCTTCCATCCTGGGTGTTCCTCCGAGTCAGTTACCTGACTCCCTATCTTCGTTCCACCACGCTGCACGACCGTTTGATCGGGCGGCAGCTGGTGATTCGGCCCGCATAGACTGCGGGACGTACTCCGGATTGTTCCACATTTGAAGTGGAATGGCAATGGGCGTGATCGACGCTCCATTATCGGAAAACTCGGATAGGCACCAGCTCCTTAAGGTCCTGAGGGTGTAATCCCTCACGATATGTGGTTGATTAGACCACAGCCTGCACTGTCGCCGGGCCCCCTCGCGG